GAAAAAATAGATCAAGAACAAGCAAAGTATAAAAAGGGAGAATAGATATGGCTGTAGGATTAGCACCTACTAATGGAATGTTGATTGGTCTTAAAGTCGATACTTCAGAGGCTAAAAAGCTTTATGACGCTAATGGTAAAATTGTAGCTAGTATTAAGAAAACAGGCAAGGTTACTAAAAGCGAAGCTGAGTTAATGAAACTCGCGTTTAATAGAGTTAATAAAACAATGAAAAATCAGACAGTTGCGATACAAGCATTAGCTTCTGCGACTACTCAAAGTATGGCACAACAAGCTTCAAGTATTGTATCTAATCAGAAGAAGATAGAACAACAGTCTAAGAGAACTGCGGATACATATAAAAAAGGTATGAATAGTATGCGACTATCTACAACGGATTTTAGGAGAGAGATAGGAAAATTACGTAACAATTTATTATTAGTGACATTTGCATTTCAATTAGTTAAGCGTGGATTAATTCCTCTTATTGAATTATCAACTAAACAAGAATTCGCTGAAAGAAAACTCGAAGCCGCTTTTGCTGGAAGTACACAAGCAACTAGAATGCAAGTTCAAAGTCTGAAAGCATTAGCAAACCAACTTCAATCTACAACTATGTTCGGTAATGAACAGATTATTAATGCTCAGGCTATGTTAGCGACATTCCAATTAAACGCTGAGCAAGTAGAGCAATTAACGCCACGACTTCTTGATATGGCAACTGCGATCACAGATGTTTCCGGTAAGGAAGCAAATCTCCAAGCTATAGCGATCGCGCTAGGAAAAGGTGTTACCGGTAATATAGGAATATTATCCAGGTACGGTGTTGTGTTAAGTGAGCAAGCTAAAAAGACAGGTGACTTTGCTACGATAATGAAAGAGTTGGATGCTAACTTTCAAGGCATAGCTAAATCAATGGAGAGTACATTTATTGGCCAAATTAAAATGACACAGAACGCCTTTGGAGATTTTCAAAAACAGTTGGGATTTATAATAACTAAATCAACGATACTTAGATCTTCTTTCGAAATGGTTAGAGATCGATTGATTAAATTGACGGATATCATAGAAGATTCAAGAGATAGAACTAATGAATTTGGTAATGCTTGGATAAAAGTTGCTATTTTTACTATAGCTGTGACAAATACATTTAAAATGTTAACTAGATCGATTATTCAAGGACTTAGACATATAAATCTTTTTATTGGCACAGTGGCAGAACTTTCTCTTGAATTGCCTGTTTTGGACAATAAATTTCAAAATTTAAATGGAAGAATGTTAATGCTTATAAAGAATTTTCTTTTGGCAAATGATAAATTTAACCTTTTCAAGGAAACTGTAAAGGAATTTAATAAAGAAATAATCGATGATATGACTGAAGCAGCTCCGGAAATAACTGATCTTTGGGATGATACTATTGAGACTGTAGAAAAATTAATGGAAACAATGAAAAAGTTTGCGGAAGCAGATACATTGATATTAGATAAATTAAAAGAGAATGGTGAGAACATAGATAAGGAAATGAAAGATAGATTTAATGCAATAGATACATTTAAAACAGATGCTTCTGCTTCAATGCAGAGCTTTTTCTATGATACGATGATAGGTGACGCGCAAACCGCATTAGATTATTGGGACGTATTCACGAAAGCAATTCTTAAATCTTGGACTACAATGTTAGCTAAAATGTTAACAGAAGCTATTTTCTGGAAAGCAGCTATGGCCGCTTTAAATATGTTAGTAGGCGCGTTTACTCCAAGTCTTTCTATACCGAAAACTGGATCAGGCGCCGGTGCGTTTGGAACTAATCCTCCTGGATATCCAGATCTTTTACGTCCTAGTGGTGGTGGATCTTCACCATCAAGAACATTAGGATCTTCTCCTATACCTATAAATAAAACTACTTCTGACTGGGGATTAATAACTAAACCTATATCGAGTTTTCACGATGGTGGTGAAGTAGTAAAAGCTAATTTATTAACAAAAGAAGGTGTTGTTAATAGGAAAGGTATGAAAGCGCTAGGAAGTGAAGGTCTCAATAGAATAAATAGAGGCGACGCACCTACTGGAAATGTGACTAATCAATATTTTATTCAAACAATGGACATAAAATCGTTCAGGGATTACTTAGCACAGAATCAAGATATATTCGTTGCAAGCGTTGAAGGAAGTCTTGAAGGTAATGAATCATTAAGAAAATTATTTAGAAGTGGAATATAGAGGTAATATATGAGTTATAATAATGTATTAACATTAGAGCCTGAATTTGGATTAGAAGAATCTATTGAGTTTAAAACATTAATTACTGAAATGGAAAGCGGAAAAGAACGTCGTCGCGCTAAATGTACTTATGGTTTAAGAGAATATAAGTTAAAATTATTTGCGTATAGTAAATCCAGTATGGATACTATATGGGATTTCTTCATAGCAAGAAAAGGAAAATCTGATCCATTCTTAGTAATAGTACCTACTGAATTTGAAGTATCAGATGAAGCTATTGGAACTGGAAATGCTACAGCTACAGAGTTTGTGTTAGATGAATTCCCTGTAAATACTACCGCTGGAACTTTTACTATGAAAGTAGATGGTTCTTCTGTAACTGCGAGTTTAAATAATAATTTTGTAGGTGAATATTCTTACGTTAAATTTTCTTCAGCACCAGGAAATACTTTAGCTATTACAGGAAGTTATCAATTTTATTTTTATATGAGATTCGCTAATGATAAATTTTCACGTGATTTATTGGCATATCAATTATTAAACGCTGGTATAGATTTAATAGAAGTTAGATGGAATACATATAGACCAAGAGCCGGAAGTTCAAAACTTATTAAAGGATCAGTATCTGATACTATTTTAATAGGAGAATCTGTATCTGCTCAAAAGTTTAGACTTATTTCTATATCAGATAATCCTGATATAGCAGAAAGTATTACTACATGGACAAGTATTTATCATTCTATAAACTCTAATTCAATAAGTATAGCAGAAAGTGTAACGGTGGCTATAACATGAGAGATTTAAATGATGATGTAACTGCTCAAAAAGAACTAGACATTACTCGGCCAGTAGACATATATGATATTTATTTAGGTTCACAGACTGAGGTTGATGACAGCACTTTGTTTTTTTCTGTATGCCCTGAAAATGTTTCTTTTTGGGATATTGAAGATACTCCGCAAGAATACCTTTCTCTAGGAATTTGTAGAAGTCCTATTAAACATAATATGGATTTAGCTGTAGATTATTTCAATGTAAAATTAGATAATGTTGATCGTGCTATGGGAGGATTAATCGCGTCTACTGACTTTCGAAATAAGAGAGTTGTTTTAAGGACAATTTTCTTAGATCAATTACAAAGTCCCGCAGACGCTACGATATTATTTAATGGTGTTATTGATAAGCCATCTATAACAGAAACTTCTCTTGGTATGCAGGTAGTATCTAATTTAAACCTTAAAAGAAAAACCGGAAGATTGTATCAATTAATGTGTCCTTGGATTTTTGGAGGTACATATTGTGCGTTTAATAGAAACTCTACGAAATCGTCCGGTACTGTAAAAGCTAATTCAACAACGTCTGTAATAACTGATTCAGCAAGAAATGAAACAGATGATTATTGGAAGAATGGTTTAATACATTTTACATCTGGTGCTAATAGTGGAGAGAAAAGAAGAATAACAGCATCTCAGGCCAGTTTACTTTCTATGGATATAATTTTAACAACAGCGGCTTCGGTCGGAGATACGTACGATATTTATCAGGGATGCGATAACACATTAAGTTGGTGTAATAGCGCGTTTAGTAACAGAGCGAATTACGGAGGTATGCACACATTACCTGTAGAAAATCCGGAGAACTTATAATGGATTGGAAATATATAAATAGATTCATAGGTATACCTTTTAAGCTTGGTGGCCGAGATAGGTTAGGTATTGACTGTATAGGTATCGTATGGAAATACTTATCAGATCAAGGATTCCAAGTTGAACTTCATAAGGACTGTACGAAAGAATGGCTCGAAAATGCTAAGTACGATGAATGGATAGCATTAGTAAAATCGTACGGAGAACCTATTAAACTAAATCAACTACAAGAAAACGATATTATTTACTTCGCGTGGAAAGGTGAAGTACACGCTGGGGTTTATGTAGGATATAATAAATATCTGCACATATCAGAAAAAACATCTTCTCGCCTTTCAAGATTAAATGACGCCGCTAAAAAACACGTGATATGTATCATGCGACCATCTAAGACGAAAAAAAAAATTTTACCACCGGCCGGTAAGAGTGTAGCGCAGGGCATAGCAACAGTAGTTGGTGCTGTCGTAGGATTCGCTATCGGTATGGCTGGCTCTGGATTTAATATTGGTATGGGATTATACGTTGCCGCTTGGGGTGCTTCTATGGGATATCAGCTATTCGCGCCGGGACCTGGAAGCCTTGAAGTCGGAGGCGGTGGCGGATCAAGTTCCCCTAAGTATAGATTTGGAGGATTAAGGACAACTAGAAATAGTGATATCCCAGTTCCATTGATTTATGGGAATGTCAGAGTAAGTGGAAATGTTATTTATTCAAGAATAACAACTAACGAATTAATTGTATATCAATTAATCGCTTTATGTGAGGGAGAAATACAATCAATATCTAATGTACTTGTTAATAAAGAAGCTATCACTAATTTTACAGGATGTAGTTATACAGGGTATTATGGAACATCTACACAATATGTTGATTCAATAGCAACGTCTGATAATATTTGTTATGGATTAAGATACTTAGCGTACATAGCATGTACTTGGACTGCTTCAGAAGAGCTATCTAGTGTTCCATCTAAAGTAACAGTTGAAGTTCAAGGATTAAAAATAGAAACATATTCAGGTAGTGCTTGGACTACAGCGAAAACTTATTCAAGGAATCCGGCCGCTTGTATAAGGGATTACCTTATAAGGGATCGTCAAGTAGGTGGTTGTGGATATTCTAAAACTACAAATATAAATAATACTGAGTTTGGTGAAGTTTCAGATTATTGCGATGTTTCTGTTTCTAATGGCGCTGGCAGTACAGAAAATCGATACGAGCTTAATTATGTTATTGATACCAGAAGAACAGCTATTGATAATTTAAGTGAGATGATGGCTACTTTCGGAGGTTATATTGTCGTTGCCGGAACAACTATTACATTAAGAGTTAAAAAGTCTCAAAGTTCTATACAAGATTTTGATATGGATAATATAAAAGCCAGTAGTTTTAGTTATACTTATATACCTAAAGATAATCAGTTAAATCGTGTTGGTGTTCAATATGTAGATATTGACCAAGACGATACAAAGCCTATCGCGTGGGTTGATGATTTCGCGGATCAAGACACTAATGGAGTTAGGGAAAAGATATTCCCTATGTATGGAATAGGAAAGTTTTCTCAGGCCGCTAGGATGGCGTGGCAGATTCTTTATGATTTAAAAGTAAATCCTATAGTTATTGTATTTGAAACAGATATTACAGCGTTGCATATGGAACCTGGCGATATTTTTAAATTCTCTCATGACGTACCTAACTGGACTGAAAAGTTATTCTTAGCTGCTTCGATAGAGGAAAAAGAAAATAATGAGTATAAGATACAAGCTATTGCGTATAATTCCAGCATATATAATGATAGTTATGGATCAGGAATAATAACATATGATTATGGTTCACCACCTAATTTATACTCTAATCCTCCCGATATGACAGGTTTTGATGTAACAAGTGACGGAACTTATCTTACGTTTGAATGGAATAGGCCATCTCAAAAAACAGGTGCTAAAATAGTTTCGTATGAAATTCGGGAAGGTGAAGGCTGGGATGTTGCCGATGTTATTCAGCGAATAAATAACGAACAAACTAAATATGTTACTCCTATAGGAACAAGCGGGACAAGGACTTTTCTTATAAAAGCGCTTTCGGAATATGGTATATATTCAACTAATGCTGTTACTGATTCTATTACAATAACAAAAATACTTGGATTGAATGTAATACTATCAAAATTTATATGGCCAGGAATATATTCAGGAGTATTGTCAAGTGATATGGCTACAATATGGACTAATAATTACAATTCTATTTATAACAGAAAAGCATTAACGCCGAAAACAGCTACTACCTGGGAGGAACACGAAACAGCCGGTAGAACATGGGATGAACTTGAATCATATGATTGGGATACTCCTGTAGTAACTACTGAACAAGATTTCGAATTCCCGGAGTTTGATGTAGGCGCGATACATACAGATGTCGCTACAACGATAATAAAATCCATTACAGGACTTACAGATGACATTACAATAGAATGGAAGTATAATACTGTTAGTCCAATCGTTATGGCATATACAACATTTGTACCAGGTGAGTTTTCGTATAGGTATGTTAGGTTTAAAATAAAAATAAAAAATACAGCGGCTACAGCGTCTGCTTATCTTGACGATTTGAATCTCAGAGTTGACGCTTACGATATAACTGAAAGAGGAAGTAATGTTGCATTAACATCTCCAGGAGGCGCTACAGTGACATTCGCTGAAAGTTTCGGTGGAACTCCGGCCATTACGGTGTCAACTATTGGAACTTCTAAATATAAACCAATAATAACAGCTAAATCAAAGACAGCATTTACAGTTAAGTTATATGATAAAGACGATACAGAACAATCGGGAACGATAGATTGGTTGGCTAGAGGATGGTTTACGGCTCGATAACACAAAAATTTGTGAAAATACCGCAAATAATGCTGTTTTTAACGACATTATGCCGTACTCATGCCATTAAAACGATTATTTTAATGATTACCTATGCCTTTAATGTGTACGTGTCACATGGCACGTGTGAGGCATACAGGAACATTTTTTTAACATAGGAGGTTATTGTGCCAAAAGCAACGTATGAAAGTACCGGTCTAACAGGAGCATTTAGTAAATCTAATATGAATAATCAATATGACGCATTGTTTCAAGGTGATTCTTCGCCGTTAAGACCACGGGCTCAGTCAACACCTAATATGACGATAGCTGTACTTGGTGCTGTTATACAAAGTTATTTCGCTAAGGTTTGGCTTGGTTCAAGTATTCCTATGACATATACTGGAGGGAACTCTGCTGCTATATCAGCGCCGTCCGCAAACCCAAGAATCGACCTGTTGTATTTAAATTCTTCAAATGCGCTTGCTTGGGTTACTGGTACGGAAGCCGCGTCACCTAGCGCGCCATCTTTCATAGTAAGTGGTATTCCTATATGCTACGTTTATTGTAAAACAACAATGACAACGATCGTTGACTATGAGGATAAAGACGCTAATTCTACGCAAGGATATATGTATAGAGATGTCCGGCCAATAATGACAATCGGCGCTGATGAAAAAGTTAAGGGAAGTTCTGGTGACGCGTCTGCTGATTATTTAGATGGGAAAGTTGACGGAACAACTATTAAAGTTACATCTGATGAATTAGTATTAGGAAACGGATTTGGTGCATGGGTATCTGGATTATTGAAAGATACGAATTATGAAGCTGCTACAGATGGTTTTGTTGTTGCTTATTCATCTGATATATATAGTAGCGCACTTATTGGTTATACAGACGCGAGTGAAACACCTTCGACAACAAGACAATATAATGGAACAGGCGGAGATGCTGATACTGTGCAAGGATCTATAATGTTCCCTGTAAGGAAAGATGATTGGTGGAAAGTTACTTGGTATTTAAATACTGGAACATTATTCTGGCTACCAATAGGATCATAACGAAAGGGGGATTATATGTTAAAATATCCCGACCATGTAGGAAAATCATTGTTAATTAAAATAGAGGAATATGAAAAACTAGGGAAAGAAAAACAAAAGCACGTAATGATCGCTATGGATAAATCTTATAAGCAAGATCAACTCCTTAGCGAAATAAAAGGTATGCTTCAAGCGGAGGAATTTGAAAATGAGCTACGACCAAACGAACCCAAATCTCAATAACGAAGAAGTTGAATACTTACAAGAGATCGCAAAACGACAAAGAAATATCCGGAAGATTGAATATCGTATATACCAACTGCAAAAACAAATGCACTTAGGTATGTCTAGCCTATACAATTTTACAATGAAGAAATTGTATGAGAATTACGATGAACATTCTAAATCGCAGAGGGAAAAGGTTTCTCCTCTTGCACAAAACGAAACGCTCGAAGAAACACAGATACAAGTAGAAAAGAGGTTCTAATGTTTCAATGTAGAAATTTAAAAGATGTTGAAGGTGAATATCGTGATTTACCGCATATGGCGCCAAACGCCATAAAATTCCTTGATGGATATCTTACTAAGGATATGAATGTTTTTGAGTGGGGGGCTGGTGGTTCTACATTATGGATCGCAAAACGAGTTAAACATATTTATTCAGTGGAACACTCTAAGCATTGGTATGATTTTTTAAAAATTAAAAAGTTATCGATGAAAGATGATACTGGAAAAACTAACGTATCTCTTTACTATTGTCCTACTGAGAATCCAAGTCCTACTGATGGTGACAGAGGACAGCCTATGGAAAAATATTATGTTCCCATAAAATTGCTTGATATGAAATTTGATGTAATTGTTATAGATGGAATTGTTAATTCCAGAAACAAATGTATGGAATTAGCAATTAAATATTTAAAGGATCCGAAAGGCATTATCGTATTTGATGATTATGCTAGTTTCCGATTCGATAGATCTCGTGAAATGGTAAGAGAATGGCAGACAACAAGTTATAATAAAGGTGGTAATACGACTGCTATACTTTGTCGCGGGAGAGGTTTATGAAAAATATAGCTATATACACAGGAATCTTTGGTGGTCATGGTAAAGGTTTAAAGGTTAAGATTCCCGGAAGTCTTGAGAATTATGATTTCATTCCGTTTCTCGGGAACGGCCGGAGAATGGATGCGAGAAGAATAAAACATCTTCCACATAAATATCTTTCTCAATACGACGTTAGTATTTGGATTGATGGTGACATTCAGATATTGAAAGATATATTTCCTATGGTACAAGGTCTAATGGCAAAAAGTAATTTTGTATGTTTATCACATCCACAAGAAAAGAATAACTTAACTATATACAAAGAAGCTGAGCGGTGTATAACATTTAGGAGAGGATGTCCGCATAAAGTCAAAGCACAGATGGAAGCATACAAAAAAGAAGGATGTCCGGCCGATAGCCCCGTAATTTCATCTACCATATTAATCCGTAAGCACAATGAACCTGATGTGATTAAATTCTCAGAGGCGTGGTGGCATGAGATAAATACTCGCAGTTCAAGAGATCAAGTCAGTTTTCCTTATGTAGTATGGAAACAAAATTTTCATTACATAAAAATATATACAGACCATAAATACAGCAAGTCGTTAGGTGTTGAGGGTGCGGACTGGTTTAAGAAAAGTTATTGAGATGTATATGAACGCTATCAATAAAGGAGGTGATTAGCATGAAATTGAATAACAATCGAGGTGAGGTTGTTACAATGTCATTATTAGTTGTAGCAGCTATTGGCGCATTTCTTTTAGGTAGTACCAGTAATCCTATTAAGGATTTATTGGGGTTACATGGAAGTGGCCAGAACCAAGTCATGAAGAAAACATCGAGAATCGTTAGTGAACCCGTATTCGTTACTGATCCTAAGACCGGTAAAGAATATGTTCTTATGAGGAATGTGAAAGAAACTAACTTCGAAGATGCGATGTCTCAGCCGAAGAGAACATTAATCCAAAAGCTGTTGATACTTCCTAGGCTATGGCTCATATTGATGATACTAGGATTATTTTTCCCGCCATTGGCCGGGATTATGGGTATGGTCAATAAGCGATTGAAAACTGGAACAAAGCAAATCATAGGTGGTGTTGAGGATGCTTTGAAAGGATTGGATGATAAGCCTGTAGCTCAGAAGAAAGTCCTTGAGACTTTATCAAAGAAGTACGATTCTACTACTAAACAGCTAGTGTCAAAGGTAAAGCGAGAGTTGTAAACTCTCGCTCTACTTCCTTATTAACTTTCGTCCTTCTCTTCAACTTTTCTATTAATATCCTGCTTTACTTTCTGATACAACCGCCGGATATTATCCGATACAACTGTTTTCTTACGATAAAACTTATCACCTTTTCTACCGGAGATTATACTTCCGAGTTTAAGTTCTATTCCATTAACGAAATGCTTTCTTGATTTTTGATTCGATGAAGATTCCCCATAAACCAATTTACGAAGTTTCTTTGCCATGCGTCCGTTCATAACACCTCCAGTTAGTTTAACTTATTACCATAATCCACGTCAACGAATACCCAGTCCTTTTTAAATATTGAATGGCCATCAACGCTTAACCATCCCCCTAATCTAAATGGAACTAATATCCATAATCCTTTTGCTCTTAAGAACTTACCGGCATTTACATTTCTTCTCGTAAAGAAATATATTTCCTGTGCGATCATCATAGAAAAATAAACTACTAACAGCGTTATTAATAATGCTATCATAATCCCCCCTTAAGTAATAATAGATTCCATATACCTACCAAAAAACCAAGCCATAATAGAAATCTTATTAGCGTACACCAACCACAATCGCAATTTATGATTCGTATCTTTTTCATATTTGAAACCTCACAAACGGCACTTCAAAGACTTTCTTATGGATTTGGTGTCCATGCCCGTACTTATTGTTTTCTCCGCACACTTCCCCATGATCTGCTGTAATGATTACCCAAGTGCCTTTTGGTAATCTCGAGATCATATCATCTAATGCCGGAAATATTACTGCTTGTAATGCGCCAGCTTGAATCCTTTTTATATCTCTCAGGTGAGAATCCTTCGGTAAATCAATATGCCCGAAAGGAAATCTAGCCTCATGCGTGAACATGAAACAAAAAATACCTACAGGTGATACGAGATCGATAGCCATTAAATGGTTTATCTTTTGTTGTAGTGTGAAGTCGTGGCCGAAAAGAAACTGATCGAATCCTTCCCGGAATATTGATCTCGAGGTAAAGAGAGATATAGAACTGAGCGCTACTGTAAAGTAATTACAATGTTCTCTTAGGTTGAATGGCAACCACATCCATTGCTTTCCCCATTTATAATCCTTGCCAACCATTTCGTCCCATACCGTAATATCGGCCGTTAAAGTTTTCTGAGGTCCATCAACGTCCTTGAATGGTAACATCCCTGTGAGCAAGCTCGCTATTGACGGAACAGACCAGTTAGCGTTTGAGTACCGTTTCTCTACTTTAGAATACGGCTGCCGCGGATCCGGACGCGCGAATACGAAACTGTCATACCGGCAATTATCTATTACGACATAGACGATATTGTTCGACTTACTTTTCTTTTTCTTCATGAGACTCCTTTCCTAATACAACACACTTTTTACATATCGCAGTTACTATATCAAAGTATGCTTCATGCACCCGATCTATTGCTATTAACTTAAAGAATGGAAAATCTTCTTCCAGAATAATCGTTGTAAGTTCACCTCTCGTTAAAACCTTTTTAGCAATAGCCTCTACCGATTTATCTATTGTAGTATTGCAACCTTCATTAAAAGATTCTATCTCGATCGGTACTTGATGATCTTCGGAATCAAAACAATCACTTGTGGGTGTAACTTTCTTTTTCGGCAACATCCTAGAAATCACTTCTTCATTGTCCTTTAAAAAATTCTCATAACTTTTCATAACCAATCTTGCATTTTCTTTAGCCCATTCCTTTACATCTATGTCATTTTCAAAACTCACATCTTTTACCAATCTACCAATTAATAAACCTGCACTATTTCTTATTATTCCATTTTCTTGTATCTCACAATTAATGGTTTTACATTTTATCTGATCACCACCATTATTACACCCCTCACAACTTCTTGGATAACCACAAGCACTTGGATAACCACAAGCACTTCCAATATATTCTCCACATTCTTGACAAATCATACCATCTAATATCATTTCATCTACATCTCCCATAATTCCTCCTTACATTGTCAACTTAAACTAATTTATTGTCAACTTACACTACTCGCAAAAGCTATTGCCATCTTCTTACAATCTTCTTCTGTTTTAGCTTCAAACCCTACTGGTAATGGTTTATCGTCTGGGTGGTCTTTTAAATATTCCTCAGTCCAACCGCTTGAAGCGCAACAATCTCCTTTCTTAACGGTATCACCTATTTTAAACCCATACCTTGCCCTGTGTGACCACCCGTACCATTTACCATCTTTAGTTGATTTCCCAATAGAGCAGACTTTGTTATTATCGTAAGCCTCTGGCTCTATTCCTTTTTCAATGACTAACTTTTTAAAATCATCTATAATTCCGATATAACTACCTTTGTTATTATAAAACATATACATTTCAAAAGGACTATCACTTCCAATACTGTTTAATTCTTTCCTACATTCAAACTTTGCCATAATCTTTGTTTCCATTTGCCATCCTTTCTTTTAAAGGGGTTGCTTGCTTTCACTAAATGAGGGGTTGACCTTTACAGGTAGCTACACCTAACCCTCTATAGCACTTAGATAGCTACTCACAAGCATATCTCACTCTTAAAGGACGTAGGATAGAGGCTTGGTAGAGAATATCTACCCAAAATGAGCATATCCTTATCGTCGCTTTGCCTGGCACACAGGCTTATTTTCTTCTTCTACCCTTACCACCTCTTCTTGGTTTCGCGTCTCCCTTTTTACCTACTCTTGGCGTTCCGCCACAGTCACCTTTTCTTGCCGCCATCTTTCTCCTCCTTCCCCCACCCCACATACTGTACTGGTTTTATCTGTTTACCCTCATCATCGTATCATCCATTATTGCACCCCGCAATCATAAACTTAAGGCTTCCATAATTAAACCGTCGCCGGAGCCGTCGACGGAGCCGGAGCCGTAGCCGTAGCCGTAGCCTCGAAGGCGCCTGAGCCTGAGCCGGAGCCGGAGCCTGAGCCGGAGCTGCGGCCGCGGCCTCGCCGGAGCCGGAGCCGTAGCCGTAGCCTCGACGGCGCCCG